AGAGCTTACAGTGATTGGTTCTGTTATAGATTGTAGCACATCTCATACGGGAGCAAGATTTATACAATTCCATCACACCTTAGACACTCAGCAGTTATTGGATGCAGATGAGGCAGGGGATGATGATTTGCGACTTACAAAGCCAGCACTAGACAATTCACACGAGTTGCAGACAGGATAACTATTTATATAAGTAAGATATAACAAAAATATGGATGAATCGATTAAGCACAAAATAAAACAATCGTACAACAGGTTGAGTGCCTTGTTAGTTTTCATAGCTAACGCATTCACTTTGATGTATGTTGGTGGTATGGCATATAACGATGCTCTTTGGTTTGGTTCGGTAAGTGGTGCGTTCACATATACGATATTATCTACAATAGCAGACTCTCAAGATTTAGAAGAATTTGCCGAGAGAAAGCGTAAACCTTCGGGCTATCAAAACCAAGGAATGTTCAGCAATGCGATGAACTATATGGAAAACAAAACAGGATGGGACATGAACAGAGATGGTCATGTAGGGCAACAGCCTATGCCACCTAACATGGTTCCATACCAACAATATCAACAACAACAGCAACAACCAATGCCTATGCCAGCACAAGCTGGCGGATATATTAATCCAAACACTGGCGAGTTGTTAGAAGCGGAACAAGGGCCGCACATTGATAAGATGGCTAAGAAGGGTAAAAAATAGTGGATGAGGGTCTAATTTTTGCATGGTTTATCGCAGTAGCGTTATGCGTTTCAGCAGCGATTAAGAGAGCAAAAAAGTCAGCCTTTAGCGATTATAAAATAAGAAGTTTACAAGGAAAGGCAGCAGCGCAAGTATTTGGTGTTTTAGGACTTATAGTATTTGGAGTAGGCTTGATGATGTACAGTGGCTTACTGGCCCGTACAGAGTACATTGTGGGCATATCTGCATTGACATACGCAGCCTTTTCACAGTACAGTCCAATTAATGGAGCGTTATCATTTCTAACAGTGGCATATCGTACTGAGTTTGCTATTGACGATTGGGTTAAGATATCTAATACCTCTGGAACAATAAAAGGAAAAGTTAAGGATTTTAGTTTGAAAGGAGTAAGGCTTAAGACTTTTGACATGAGTGAATGTATTGTTGGTTGTGATGAGCTTATGCATTCTGTTGTTGAGAATCTTACACCTTCAGATATATTTAGATGGGAAACTGCTTTGTCAGTATCTAAGATGATGAAAGTTAAGATTATAGAAAATACAGTTAATGCCGTACTTATGGAACACAGTTTAGATTCTTTGACAGATGAAGAAGGATTTCCACAGAAAGCTTACATTGAGTATCATGATGACAAGCTAGATTTTAAACCTAACTTTCGCAGGATAACAATTTATACTTATCACCCTAAGTGGATTCCAATGCCTGAAGGTGCGGAACCTATTGGGTATGAGGTTGCGTATCAACTCTCTAGGGAGTTTAAGCGTGACATCTACGAAAAGATAGATTCGCACAAGAATGCATACGCAGATATGGTGACACAATGAGATTTATAAGAAATATGTTGTTTAGCACAGGTCGGTATCCTAGCACAATGGGCGCAGGAGGTCAACAAGACGTGGAGTTTTGTAGATACATAGAATGGGTTTGGTTCAAGAGATGTGTATGGCTTATGGGTACGGCCTTTGCATTTGGTGGAATTGGACTTTATGTAGGTTATTATTATGATTCAGTAGTTACAGAATACGGTATGGCAATCTGGGGAGTTGCTTGGTTATACAATGGATTCCTTATGTTTGTTATGGCTGTAAGTATTTTGCTGTCAATGATTAAAGCATTGGTAGTTAAGGCGTTTGTCAGCCCTGAAGTTCAGGTAGGACAAGCTGCGACAAGAACAGCACAGATGATGAGAAAAGGTGGGCTATAATGTGTAAGTATTGCTTTAGTGGATATGAATATGTTTGGGAGTGTTGCGATGAGTAAGAAAGGCAAATGGTTTGCTGATATGCTTAAGTTAACAAGCGAATGTAAAAATTTTAGAAGAAACTTAGATGAGTTAAAGGAGGAAAGTTAATCTTATGGCTGGACCACCTCAAATGACTACCCTAGCACGCAAGTCACCTCAACATACACAACCAGAGGAATCAAATAGTAGAGAAGTGGCTCCAGCCCCTAATGTACTTACAAGACAACCAGTACAACAACAGATGATGCCAAGTGCAGAAGCAATGTCTGATGATGAATTGGGCTTGTATGTACAACGTCTCAAAATGAGACACAAAAGGCTATCACGAAAGTGGTGGGGGTTAAGGCGAAAACATGGCAAAGACGAGTGTCCTTATTGTGGGATGAATACAGGAGGCGGCTTCTGTAAATTACACCAGCGTGACTATGATGAGTATCTCTCTGCTTTGTCAACTCGCCAGAATAGGAGCTTTGGATTATGAAGCCTACATTACTTAAATTTACATTGCACTGTGATGGTGTAAAACAAGATATTAAATGGAGAAAACTATGAAACAAAGTAAGATTAAAACACCTTATGAGAATTATGAATTGCCAGCTTCATCTAAACAAGGTGGCAAGTTTATTGATTTTAACACTGTTATTGCTAGAAAAACAGTTAAACGAATAAAAATAAAGAGGAAATTATGAGCGGATATGCAGGAAGCCCATCAGGATATTTAAATCCTGTAGCGGTAGATAAGATACAGCATCCAGATTACGATGCGAAGGCAGCAGAAAATACTACAATGAGATTGGTTCAGTACTTATTTCCAATATTGAAGAACTGTAGTGAAATGCTAGAAGGATTATGTAAGGAGACTGATGTACAAGTTCCTACCGACCTAAAAGATAACATGGAGTTTTTGAAAACAGTTTACAATACACAGATAGACTGGCATCCAAGAACTATGTACGGTGATGAGGCTGCGGAGGAGCTTAATGCTCGTCTCACCTTGCATGAGGAGTGGGCTACAGAGGACAATGCACATCATAGCGTCTTAAATTGGCAGAATCCTTACGGAAGCGATGGCCAACTCCAACAAGCTCCTGCCGTAACACAGCCACAAATGAATCCATATCAACAACAACAAATGAATCCATATGGACAACAAATGCCTATGCAAGGTAACGCAAGTATGTTTAAGCCTTGGACATGGTTTGGAGTAGGAACTGGTGCCGCAGCAGCACCACAGCCTTGGCAAATGCCACCTCCACAGATAGACCAGTTGGCTAACGGAGAACAATATTATACAGCAAATGGCGGAGGGCCTCCACCATTGGCAACACAACAAGGATACACCACATTACCAGTCGGAGCAATCGGCTGGAATATGGCAGGACAACCTATCGACATGAACGGTATGGTTGTAGCAACTACAAGCGAAAAGTTGATGAATACGGCATTGAGTAGGATACTGTAATGGTAGCTTACTGTACTGCAAATCAAGTAGCTGCTTTTTTACAAGTTGATAATTTTAGTGGCTCTTCTACGCCAACTACTACTGATGTAGAGGCTCTTATTGAGATGGCTGAAGAAAGAGTAGACCAAATGACGGAACACGCTTGGGCTACAGCAAGAGCAAGAAGTGTAACTGAAGAAAGAGTTAGGATTCAAAAAGTTAGGTCTAATGTTGTAAACACAAGAGGCAGAATACAGCTTGAACATTTTCCAATCCTTAGTTTTTCACAGAATGCAACTCCAAGCTTTGCTAATACAAACGGCAATGTTAAGGTATGGAACGGTAGCAAATATCAAGATTACTTAGATTCAGGTGAAGGTAAAGCTCTAGGCACTTCAGTTACTGATGTTGTTGGTAAAGATATGTGGGCCGACACAGAGAGAGGATTAATATACGTTGAGAATTACTCAACATTTAATATGGTCAACAGCAGTCCAGCAGGTGTAGACGGATACGTTAGTTACAAATACGCAACAGCTAGCACTCCTGATGATATAAAACTAGCAACAATATATTTTACATCCGCTATGATTGCTATGAATGACGACTTAAATTTAATGCAAGAAGGTGATGATTCAATGGACAATGCATCTAGGTCTCAAAAGTTTGAAGATATGGGTGTTAAAATTCTTAAAGACAATAAAAGAGTCGGTCGTAAATTAATCATGGCTACTGGTATCGGTGGTTTTGGTATTGGGAGGGTATCAGCAGATTACTAATGGCTGTTACTTACGCAACCTTAAACGACCCTGTGTCTACAGTAGTATCTGTGTTATCAGATAACTGGGCGCAAGTTGCATCAAGTGTTGATTCGACTACGCCAATTATAGACGAGTCATGGGATTTAGGAAAAAGAAATTTAAAAAACGGAGACTTAATACGCTGTTATGAAGTAGCAGCAAATCACGACTTTTTAGGTATAGGAGATGGAGTAGACAAAGGAACTGCAAGAGTTTCTATTGATATCTCCACAGCGGTTAGTAGGTCAAGACTTAGAAAACTATATTCTGGAGTTGTAAGTATAATAAGAGGTGCAAGAGCAGGCAACAGTTCTACGGCCTTAAGCACTGATTATGCAGATGTAAAACTGCTTTCTAGAGTAGACCAGTCAGACAAGAATAGACGCTGGTTTCGTTACGTTCTCGATTGTGAAATCACAAGTTACGAGGCGGTGGTATAATGGTAAAACTAACACAGAACATAGAAGCAGCATTCCAAGCTGAAAGAACAGCAGGTGCAGGAGATTCATACGGAGACCCAACACCTAACGCAGCATTGGTACACTTAGGATTATTGGATACATTTGACCCAAGGTCTGTAGAGATGAATATAACTCCTGTAGCATCCATTGGACAATCTACAGAGAGCTTTCATGCAGGCGGACCGATTGCAGTCAATGTACCAATAAAAGTAGCCTGTCAAGGTACTGGCACAGGATGGCAGGAACTAATTGGCAGAGCGATTGGCGGTACAACAGGCACAGGAGTAAGTCCACCTGTTCCACACGCATTAACAAGTACTATAGACAGTATGGCATTACTTGTTAGAGATAATTCAAACAATGAATTTACGGCAGTATCTGGAGTAGTTCCAAATGAAGTTACTTTAGAAGCAGATTACACAACTGGCGGTTATATTACTGTAGATGCATTATGCACTGGTTTCTTTACAGAAGACGGTGATGGTGATGCAAATCTAACAGAATCTGATGAATTTATTAATGTTAATTATTCATCTTCTACTTTCCCATCTGCACCAAGTACTGACCCATTATTACCTACTGACTTAACAGTATCTGTTGGGTTGGCTGCTGCTACAAACAAGTTAACTATAGACGGTCCTGCTGGAAGTTATATTGAAGTAGGCGAAAAGTTTATGAGAGTATTCTCAGCAGAAGACACTTTATCAGATGCACATTCTGATGGTGTTATTGAATTAGCTTCGGCAACAAATACCCAAAATACAACAGAAGGTGTAAAAGATTTAATAGAGGCAGCATCAGGATTTACTTGCACTCGTGGCGGTAGCTCAGTAAGTTCTGTGGATTTGTTAAAAGGTATTTACAATGTTGAAAATGCATCATCTGAAATCTTTGCAGTAGATAATATGACTACATCTTTTGATAATCTTAAAACAGTTAAGCTAATGATTAAGAATAATAACGTTCCTATTTCTGGAACAAGTACTAGAAACTCAGTTACTAAGTTTTTAGCAAACAATAAAATTAGCAGAGGATTGGCAGACATAACATTAGAAATATCTATGACTGCTGAAAATGAAACATTCTATGACAAATATGTAAAAGGAGAAACTATACCTTTAATCAGGTTAGACTTCGGTGCATCTAACGGTTCTATCGCTTTAACTAACGGAACTATCACAGCTTTCTCTAGGCCAATGTCTGGAGCAGGTGAGATAGTAGATACAATGACTATCAAGTTCCGAGGAGCAGGCGATTACAAGAACTTCAGTGCATTTGCAATATCGGCAGATTGGACACTTAACACAACTTAGGTAGGTAAATGGTAAAGGTCAAAGGTCAAATCGACACGCCCCTAATTGACATGAGTCATATCCGAGAGGAGTATTGGCAGCGTAAAGAAGTATTCTTACCATCTGTAGCTAAGTTTATGCCTAAGAAGAAGGTGTGGTTTGGTCTTAGAGAAGTAGAGCAGAAGCCCATGATTGTGTTGCGTAGATTATCTGAAGAAGAGTGGAGAAGTATAAACGAAAGGTTTTGGCAAACTAAGGAAGGCATGGCTAAAGATTTACCAATGCTTCGTAAGTTGTATGATAAAAATGACAAAGGTTTAACTTTAAGTGCAAAAGAAATGCGTGTGTTAAATAACGCTCATAGTAAATCTATGCCAATCTATACTGCTATGTTAGAGCTTATGATTGAAGAACCTAAATTAAATTACGAGGATGTTAGATTATTAATTGACGCTTTAGACGATTATGACAGAGATACTTTACTTTCTTATGTAAGCACTTTGACCTCTGAGAAAGCTACAATAGCTCATAAGATAAATCGAGAAAGGTTAGAAGAATTAAATCAAATGCAAAAAGAAGTTAAAATGGAAATGGGAGTATAATGGCAGTAGTAGATGAATTAGGTATTGTGTTAGAAGCATACACTAGAGGTCTTGAAGAAGGCTTAGAAAAGGCAACTAAGAAAACTAAAGAGTTTGAAGAGCAGACTGAACAATCAAGTTTAAAAACTTTAGAATCTCTTGCAGCTCAGGAAGCTCTAGTTAGTAGTTTAAATCAAATATCTGGCGGTTATGCTAAGACTATTACAGCAGCTCAAGAATTAAATATAATTAATGAAGAACAAGCTAAGTCATATATGCAACTAAGATTTGCTTTTGAACTTCTTGCTGGGCCAATGGAAGTATTTATAGCAATACAAAAAATAATGACTGTAGTAAGTTTAGCAGATATTAAAGCTAAGATTGGTCAAATAAGTGTAACTGGTATGTTGACAACTGCACAGAAAAAATTAAATTTAGCAATGAAAGCAAATCCAGTTGCTATGATAGTTATGGGTGTAATTTTACTTGTACTGGCGTTAATAGCATTAGAAGCTAAGTTTGGTTTGGTAACTAAAGCGGTTGAAGGCTTAAGAGGTGGTTTTGAAATGTTAGCAGATTTAATAGAAAGAGTAGACGGTTCACTTAAGGGTGCAACTGCATCTGCCGCAGAGTTAGGCGATGCTTTAGCGTTTGGGCCAGTTAGTGGTGTATTGAATACATTAGGAGGTAGATAATGACGGTAAGCACTTCATTAGATGTTCAGCTTGCTCATGCAAATAGTGCTTCTGCTGACACAAACGTTAATGGTGCATTTGGCTCAGGTTCGGGTGTTCAACAATTAATTGGTTCAACAACCAATACAAAGTGTTTATTTTTAAAAATAAAGTTACCTGATAGAGACACTTTATCTATTTCTAATAAAGCATACATTCATAAGATTAGATTAACTGTAAATGTATCTGTAGCAGGAAGCAGCATTTTTTGTTATCCAATGAACTCAACTTTTAATAGTAGCATTGAGTTTGAAGAGCTTACATATTCTACACCTAATCGGGAAGGAGATGCATCTAATATTAAATGGAATCCAGCTAATCCTGCACACATAGACCCTGCACACGCAGTTCCTATTTGTGTAGGTGGAGATAGATTTGATGATTTTTTAAGTGGTGGTACAGGCACTGACAATTTAGATATTACTGAAACAGAATGTAAAACACAAGGTTATGATTTTGGTTCTACCATATTTTTAATATTATATGCAACAGGTGCAAGTACAGTTTCTATAAGTCATCCGAATAGCAGTGCTACTTTATTGACTAAAGAAAAAAGACCAGACCAAGCCACTTTGTCTTCTGCAATAACCGCAGACGGTTTATCTGCTAACCTTAGTGTAACGTTACCAAATGATGATTCGATAGACAAGTATTATCTTGAGAGTGCAGGTTCGGCAGGGATAAGTGCAACAGCTAGTGAAGATTTTGGACAATCAAATCCAAACATAGGTGCTACAGAAGTTGTGCCAATGTCATCTGTCGCTACACTTACTCAAGGTGCAAACAAGTTTGTCAGAGTATTTACAGAAAATGACGAATTTACAGATACTTCTGCAACTGCTGGAAATGAGATTGTATTATTTAGACCTGCAATAAACGCAGCAGTACTACACACTGACTCGACTCTTTCTTCTGCTTTAGGTTCAGGAAAAGAGAATGCTACCATTGGACAAAAGCTGTATCTTAAGGTGACTAACTCTGCTGTAGGCACAGCATCAACAGGCAACAAGTTTACTAAGATAAGAGTAAACTGGGACTCAGGCACCAGCGATACGGATGAAGATTATGCAGTTTACGAAATGCAAGACTTAAGTCCCGTGCTTGACAATTCTTCAAACGTTGTTGTTAGTCATGTGTATCACACATCAGGTGCTAAAGTTGTAAAAGTACAAGTGGAAGATGAGAATGGATTTAGGTCTGACAAAGGTAATATTACAGGAGAACAGCCTGATGTAAAAGTCGGGTTACCAACAGCTATACTTTCACCATCTACAACTAAAGTAACTCAAGCAAAATATGGCGATAGAACCACAGCGATTACGTTATCTGGTCAACAATCAAGGACAAGCGGTTCTGATAAACTTATACAACATTATGGGTGGGGATATGCGCCAACTGATTTGACAAATACAATATGTACTTCTAATGCTTTAGACAACGACAATACAGTATTTGACAATGGTAGTAAACAAGTAAAAATTGGAGCATTGTCGGCAGTTGATAATGATGATACTGTATTCAAGATATTTGGTTTAGCTTCTTTTAAAAGTGACGGCGTAGGCATTTCAGACACAGACAACACACTTTTTGACCATTATGCTTACACTTCAGCTACAGCTTCGCCTGCTTCCTTTGATATTGATGCGAGGCCGAACATAGGAGCGGCCGCAGTAGATGCAGCAGGCAACGAAGTATACTTTAAAGAAATTGAATGCGTAGTTTGTACAACAAAAGCAGCAAATGAAGACAACTCTATTTTTAGTTGCAGAAGATATATTTTAGTTACAAACGAAAGTCCAAATCAAAATATTAATACTAATTTGTTTTACACAAGTAATACTACCGCCAGTTTACCAAATGCAAATACTACTGTAAATGAAAGCCCGTTTGCAGCAGATGATGAAATCATGACTCATGCAACAACAGATGATAACGAGCTTAAGCAACCAGACATCATAAAAGTAGGTAGTGAAGATATGTTTATCCATGTTGAAAGCGGTAATGATTTTTTAGTTATGAGAGGGTATAATGGTACAACTCCAATAGAACACGCAAACGGTACTGAGATATTTGAATACAGAACTGCTAACAGATATAAATGGGGTGGATATGCTAGAGTAATTGGCACAAATATAAATTTTACAGCAGCAGGAGTTATTAACATAACAGGAAATATCGACACTTTAAGGTCATCAAGTGACCAGAATTGTTGGATGGATAATGGTTTTTATGTTGGAGATATAATTAAAGTTGCATCATCTACATCAGACAATGGTACATTCTTATCTCCTAAATTTTACAAGATTGCATCATTTAACAGAAGTGGTGATTTTTATAATGAAATAAATATTGAAACAAATCCTGCTAATTTAACTGCGGATGAAAGAAGTTATGTATCTACTACACTAGTTGCAGATACAGATGAAACTAATGTAGAAATTTTAAGACATGACTCTACATCTAAACCAAGTATTACGGCTGCAATTCATAATTCAGCAGGTAATGATGATGCTGTAAGATTTTACATGGCTGTGTTTGACAACGAAACAACACGCTTTAACGCAACTAACAAAGGAACTACAACTAACAATCATTCATTAAGTTTTCATTGGTCAGAAGATGATGTAGAAATACGAGCTGTTGCTCCTGAAACTTTAGATTTGGATACATTGGCTGACGCTAGCAATATTGCAATTGAGAAAGTTGCGATTGCAAGAAGTGGTGGAATAACTGCGCAGATGCCATTAGGAATTAGACGTTATCCTGTTGGCGTTACTAGAACTAAACTAGGTATTCCTAAAGTTACAGTGCAAGCCAAAGCACTTGACCAAACAGGGTACAGAGCATTGTTTAGTTTGGTTGAAGGTAACAGATATGATTATGTTTTTTTAGATAGTAAAAAGTTAGACTCGCCAACTACATCTTATAGAACGTTGCGAATGCGATTAGAATCAGGTAATCTTACAAAAGATACAACAGACCCTAATGTGTATTTAGCAAATCTAAACTTTGTAATTCTTGGTGAGGATGTAACTTAATGGGTTTGACTATTTCAGACCAGCTTGCTGACCAAGTAGAAATAGAAGCTACAATAGATGGCAATCAGTTTCTTACAATTAGTAAAGTATTGTACAAGGCAACAGTAAACGAACCTCGTTCGGTAACTATACAAATCTCAGATAGAGAATCTTTGCAAAAAGCCAGACTTGGCGGGGTTCTTAAGATAAATATTGGTAGAGGAGATACAATACACAATCTAGAATTTGAGGGTATAATTAAAGTCATAAAGCCTAGCAATCAAACACATACGATTGTTGCTATGGATAGGATTACTTCGCTAGCTACATCTGAATTTAGAGACTTCAAACAATCAGATATTGTAGGTCAAGATTTGTATTTCTTAGTAACAGATGCAGCAGACTACAGAGACATTGACATATCTGATGCACTTGGTGGTTCAGGCCTTATAGCTAACGCAGATATGAATTTAGCAGGTTTACAAAAACGCAAAGACTTTATTGATAAATGTATGGACTTTATGATTAGGTCTTATGATGATGACTTTCATGATGCTACAGATTTCTTACGATATAGATATGCAATTCGTTCAGGCAACAAGTTTGATTTGTATTTAGCAGACCATAAGAGCAAAGCCGCACAAGCAGTTCTTAAAATATCAGAAGATGATGCCAATATAACAGGTCAAGGAATTGTAGCACAGATTGACACAACTAGATTATTTAATTCAGTAACTGCTCAAAGTAAAGCTGATGCAAATATTTTTGTTACTCTGAATGATGAAAGCAGTATCAATCAATTCGGTCCAAGTTCTACATTAATTACTTTAGATACTACTAACAGAGGAATCTTAGAAAACACAGCGTATGAAACGTTACAAGCATTTTCTACACCTACAGTAAGCTATGCAATAACTATGCATAACGCAGAATGGCTAGGATTAGGCGATTTAGTGCAGTTAGACGTTCCTATGTTAGAAAAGGATGTCATCCTACCAGTAGTGGCTTACGAGACGGAAATAGGCGATACATTGGTAACTAAGTTAACCCTAGGTGAACCAGAGTTAAATCTAAAAGATTTTGTAAGACAGTTGCAGTTGTAATTATATATGCTTTCGGGATTCTAGATTAAGCTAGGATTTTGACTGTCAAGCTCAAACTGCATGCTAAAAGCTTATATATCCCTTGTAAACTAATATAGTATGAGACAAATGAACTCACCAATAAACAGAACCGAAATAATCAAGCAAGCAAAAAGTGTCGAGATGACAACAAAAGACTTTATGTCAACGAGCTATTACGTTTTTGAAGACCGAAAAGAGAATGGAAACATTCCTGCAAAATCTGGTCAAGTTTTCAAAAACAGAATGAGTTCAATGAACGCAACCAAAGCTGCACAAGAAATCAGCTATTTAGAAGACAGTTTTACATTTGTAAAGTCAGGAAAGACTGGAAAAATAATAGCAGTATACTTGGAAGGAGAGGAGATAGAATAAATGATTACAAAAGGAAAAACCAAGATATGTTCAACTGGAACAGGCTTTGAATGTAAATCTTCATGTGGTTCGTGTGGGACTGATAAATGCCAATCCTACAAAGCATGGTGGTCTAAAAAACTTAAAGCAAACCTTGAATGGGCAACATTTGTAGGTTCTGAGGTAAACTAAATGGCTTGTAACTGCGAAGTAATCAAGGCTTACGACCTTCGTAAGCTACCTATCAGCTATCGTATCTGCGACTGCCCAGAGGTGGACTAATGACTACAAAGGTCTATGATGAATTGCCTGCTGCTAATCTTTTTGTTAAAAAGAAAACTCGCAGTATTGCGGTTTTAGAGGGCTGGTTGGAAAAGATGGATAATTTAGATTCAGGGAAATGGCTACGTTGTAAAATATGGACCTTATCACTTAGAGATAATGCTTATTCGTATGCACTTAGATATAGGAAATTATATCCCGATTATGAGTTTGCTTGTAGGCAAATATCTAGTAATCAAGTTGCATTATTTGGGAGGAGGAAATGATGGATACAATCTTAGTAGACAGAAAGAAGTATCTGTTGATGTGCGTTGAGATTCTTAAGAATCATGCACACAAGGATTTGCAAGTATATGTAGAATCTGAGATATTTAGATTATCAAAAGGAGATAACAAATGAATTGTATGAAGTGCGGAGCTAAACTAAAAGCAGAAGTAATTGAGTCTGAAAGATATGATTGCTGCGTTATACAATGCTCAGGATGTCATACTATTGTTGACAAGACTTGGAAAAAGAAATCACAGGAGGAAGTAGATGGAAACTGAAGGATATACAGTAAAGATGGGAATCACAGTTGCAGGTTCTCAACAGTATGAATCAATCCGTGTTGACGTTAGTGAAACAGTTACCCTAGATGCTAGAGAAAAAGTAGATGACAAGATTCAAGATTACAGTTTTAGACAACTACGAAAGAGTGTCAAACTAAAAGTCTTAGAAGCGGTAGCAGATGCTAAAGAAGCAGCAGCACTTAGCAGGGGTAAGAAATGAGTATTACAGAATACGATGAAGAAGCTTGTCCTGCTTGTGGGGCTTATCTCTTTGAGATGTGTTGTTTAAGGTGTGGTGAGTGTTATGAGTGAAGAATATACACCGAAGCCTTATCAGTGTGATATGTGTACTCATATTGGTTTAAGGCAGCTCTGTAAGGAACACAGTAAGTTTCATGGTCATGGCATGGTTCATTTAGATAAAGTAGATATTGAAAGTGACAGATTAGCATACTGGCTTTGCGATTACTGCTCGGAGAAACATCAATGACTGAAGGCAATCATTGGCGATGCAAGGCTTGTGGATACATAATGTCTACTAATGAATACGAATACACTGGTGGCTTTTGCAGGGAGTGTAGAAATGAGTAGTGTAAAAGATGCTTGGGTTGTTTTACTAAATGACTTAATAGTTCATGCAGGAAACTTTGGAGCTAAGAATGTAATGGAGTATGAAGACAAAGAATTAGAAGCATTTGAAACAGGGTTAGGAATGATGATGATATTAATGAAAAACATGATGAGAGATATACTAGAGGAAAAGAAAGATGAGTAATGTACTAGCTTTATTCTTTTGTATTGTATCTTTTATTGTAGGATTCTGGACTGGTGTTAACTGGCTAAGAGAGAGGATTAACAGTGGATTCAGATAAACTATTAGCTAAATGGGAATCCTATATAGCTAAATTAAAGAAAGAACTAGAGGAGGAACAATAGCCTTTTTTTCTTATATAATATATATAAGATTTTATATATGATATATAACAAATAAGTATTTAATAGGTTATAGTATCCCAAGTTTCCAGAGGTCATAAAATGGGTAGAAAAAGAAAGAATAGTAACGAGGTCAGAATAGTTAGAGGAATCTCAGTATCTCCACAATTATGGGAGAGGTTTAAGAGTTGGTGTAGAGGCAGGTCCATGTCTGAAATGATTGAGATGTCAATTATTAGATTGATGGATGAAAAGAATGATGTAATGTCTTTAACACTACAAACAGAAGAACTTAGAACTAAGATATCTACTAAGAGATTTGAATACAAGAAAATACAAGCTGAATTAGAAAACGAAGAACACAACTTAGCAGTCTTAGAAGATAGACTTGTAGAGGTTAGAACTTCTGACAAAGCAATAGAAGTACAAGCGACTAGAGATAACGATTGGATGTTAGCATACAAGGAAGATAAGTTTAGTTCACTTAAACGTAGTTTTGGTAGATGGGTAGAAGAGGGTGATGATTTCGCTAGACTATTACCTAGTATTGATACAGTTAAAGAAAGAACTAGCTATCTTGACAATATGAACATAACAGAAACTCAGATGGCTTGGATAGCATTGAAGTATCCTGAGAAAGATTGGAGCTTCTGGTTAAAAGAAAGGAGAGTTATATAACCCCTTATCGGATAGATTAATATGGCATACAAGAACAGACCGTATCAGTATCTGCTAACCTTTCCCAAAGGAACTAAGAATAGTTGGGATGAGTTTAGTAAGATAGCTGAACAACAAGGTAGACCTGTATCAGAACTTGCTAGACAAGTTATTAAATCTTATGTTAAAGATTGGAAACACGAAGAGGAATAATGCCTCGTTATGATGATAGCATAAAAGAAGAAGCAAGAGTATTCTTTCTGCAAGGAATGGGATACAAGACTATTGCAAATAAGATTAAAGAGCAATACAATAACTCTATAGCCCATAACACTATCAAAAGTTGGGCATTGAAAGATGATTGGCATTCTTTACTAGATGAACAAAGAGAGGTTGTTAAGCAAGAAACCGCAAGTAATAGCACCCGTTCTACTATAAGGAACATTAAGACGCTGCAATCAATACAGTCTAAATTCACATCACAATTAGATAGCAGCTCGTCAGAGATTAGAGCTTACGAGATGGTTTCTGTAATCAGAGAGCTTCAACGTTTAGAAGGTGCAAAAGACTTGCAAGATACTTTGATTCAGGAGATTGCAGAGAAGATGCCTGAAGCAATGAAGAAGGCTAAACTATCACAAGAGCAGATTAACTTAGTAATTAGAAATTGGGTAGAGTTGGTCAGGGACTTGGAATAATGTTTAGGATTTGTGACAGTGATACTGGAAAAGTAATTTACGAAACAGATAACATTCAAGAGTTATCTGACTATTTGTATGACCAGAATCCTAAGTATCTTACAGTTAGTGTAAATGAGGAACACGTTGAAAAATGGCGGAAATCGAAGGATTAGAACAGTTTACACAACACTTACTTGCTAAGGGTTTAGTACAAGAAGAATTAGAGTTTATGGATTTTGCAAATGCAGTTCTTACAGACTTTATGCGTATGGAACCTAGTGAGTACGTTCCATTAGGAGACATGCATCAGAACTGGTACGATACAATTAATTCTGATAAAAGATACATAGGAATAATGTGTGCGAGAGGTCACTTGAAGACTACGTTTACTTTGACATATTGTGCGTACATGATGTC